AGTTGTATCTATAGAATTGCAAACGTTTGCATGAAGGTGTTTGCATGTGTGTGCTCCCATGTGCGTGTGTTTGCAAACGTTTGCATGGTGTTTCCTTAAAACAAAAAGGCCCCTTTCTGCGACGGTCGTGTTGCGACGGTCGTGTTGCAAAAAGGGGGCTATTCTTGTAACGGATCAGGCGAGCGACATTACCTACGATAGTAGTGGTCGCCGATCCCGTAGGGGGTTTGGTTACAGAGAGGGTTCTTTACAGGAGCGGTTCCTCACAGAGGAAAACAAAGATTGGAGTTCTATTACCTACATACGCACAGAAGGTGTTGTGTTCGAGGTACTCCAGTGCTTCTTGGTATGCCTCTTCTTTATCTACTTCCTCTTCTGGCATTTTTTGTTTTATGATTTCCTTCATAAGTATTTCAATGCATTTGTCTCCGTCATACACGACTCTTGAATCCCAGCTTTGGCCAATTATTGCGTCATCAAAACCATCCGCTATGATTGCTTCTGGGTCAATATCCATCTTATTTCTTCGCACCCCCGCTGCTTTGAGCATCGCATTATCTTTTTTCTCCATGCGGTGCCTCCGTATTTGATGTTTGGATTCTTTTTGCAAACGTTTGCATTTTTCAATTACTGCTCCCCCTAATAAGGTCTGATATGCCTATCTGGATTTCTTCACTCTGTTCTCGCCATTTTGTGAAAACAGTTGCGGGGGATTCCCCGAACGCAGTCGTACAGCTACAGGCCATTTCCCAAGACTTATCTCCTATACAGACAATTCTAGCATACTGGAAACAATGTCTACATGGTGAGAGTGATCTTTGAGAATGTTCTCTCATAATAGTCCCTCTACTGCTTCGGGGTGCTCTGCTTCGGGGAGGCAATCTAGGCAACAGCATATATCTGTGTGTGTCTCCCCCGGTGGGCATACTAAGCAGCATGGTATACAAGCGACCTCTCCGGTCCTGATGTTTATCTGCTGCGCCATGTTTGGGGTTAGTGGCTTATCACAATCTCTACAATTGTTCATCGGGTTTCCTCGACGTTTTGGTTTTCTCCGCTCAACATTTATTTACTACCCCCTTGTTTTTGGGTTTCGATGACATCGCCGTCCTCCGCATCGCTAACCATTTCCTTGAATTCGGCGAGTCGCTTTCTTAGGTAACGCTCTACACGCCCTTCCCAGTCGTTCATCATCACGATGTCGTCGTTTAGTATCTCCTCGATCTCCGCGATCTCCTTGGCCGCAGAAGCCTTATGGGACTGAGTGAAGTTCATCCGAATGTTACCTCGTAAGTGTATGGGGTTTCTCGATAGGCAAAGAAGGAGGTATCAAGGGAACCTTGCCACGGTGCCCCACACCGGTAATCATGGATAACCCCCTTATTTATAGCCACTGCGTGGGTAACCTTTTGACCTCCTAGTTCCGTATCCCCGTTGTCTAAACAAGCTATGTAGGATTTGCTGGGGTCAAAGGTGATGTCTCTAAGAACCGTCCCTAGTGGTTGCTTCGTAGCATGTAGAACATGCCCGGTGGTCCACAGGAACCCAGCAACCTGTGGCATCGAAGCGACCCCGTCCCAGTTCTCTGGTGGGCGGAATGCGTAATCCCATACCTCCATGATTGATTCGAGAGACTCATCCAATATAATGGACAAGGCATAAGGTAGGCAAGGCGGGGCTTTCATAGGTAGGTTTCTTTGGTGGGTTTGCAAACGTTTGCACTTAGAAGGGTTTGAGGAGATTCTCAAGCCTGCTCAGAAGCTCTTCCGCCCACTCTGGGTAGCTATCTAGGGTTTCAATACAAAGCTTTTGCTCAGTAGCATTCATATCCCTACCTGCTACCAAGATTTGAATTATTTCTAGTTGTGTGTTTTCGGGAGGTTGACTCATCGTGTTTTTACTCATTTATTGTTGTTGTGTTTTTGGTGCATTTATTATATGGTAAGATTAACCTACCCCACTGCTCTGCCATAGCAGCGGCTATTCCGGGGTAGGTCACAGAGCGTCTTCGGCAGCGGTCTGGACTAGGTCTAAGTCGGTTCTGACCACTGTCTGTTTGATTAGCCCATCGTGGCTTTCCGTCGATGATACGCGGTTCGATGTAGTTGGTTGGTTCGAGTAAGGGCAGTCCCTTGAGCCACAGTCCAGTTTTTTTACTAGCGTCTTCTCCAAAGTTATAGGGCTGGATATATTGCTCCGGTTTACGAATTCGCGTAGAGATAACGCCCACTGGATTCTCAACACACACACGAGGGGCGCAGTCTAGTAACTTCCGAACTAACGCTAGAGCATCTTCGGTTAACTGAGGGTCACGCTTCCCTCGCGTGGTCCAGTGCATACCAGAACTGCAAAGGTATGTGCAAGGGGGGTGAGCAATAACAAGAGACCACGGCATATGATTCAGCACTTGCAATACATCATCTTGTATGTGACGAAATGCACTAGATCCGTTAAAGGCCGGCAAAAGATCGCAAGACCATGCAGGGATTCCACGACTTGTAAAAGCCTGTTGCACTATGCTCGAACACTCACAGGCCACTAAAACCGCTGGCTCATTGCGCGGGGGGGAAAGGACAGTGCGGTAATCTTTGCACATATCACAAATGGCGAGAGCCTCTTCCAAGCTATAGCTATCCGCATGGGCTAAGGATTGACGTAACTCACCACTAACGCTAAGATACGCGCCCTTTTCTACTTGTTGGATATAGTACCTAATTTGTCGCTCTCTAAAAGGGGTTAAGCTCACGAGGGCAGTCTCCTATTGAAGATGGACCTTCCCTTACGAGGTGTCTCCAGATTCTCTCAAAGGCATCTCGCATGTTCATGCCCTCTCGCATCAAGTGGTTTAACTCATATCGTAACCACTCGATATCTACCGCTATCCTGTCACGGTTAGGGCAAGTCTCTGCATGTCCTGATTCCGCTTTGTTGTCCATCCGTCCCCAATACCTGCAAGAGCAGGCGTCTACGGGAATGTGTAAAGCACCCTCAATCATTGCTATACCTTCCAGTTGATACTTCCCAGCGCCTCGGTAGTGTGAGGAAAAACGGAGCAGAAGTGGACATACGCCCCGGCGGCTACTCGCTGATGTTCGTCCTGCGTGCCGTTCCCTGACCGAAGAGCAATCCAATGTATCCAACTCCTACAATTGCCCGTCATAAACATAGTAGTAGAGGTCGATTGAGGAAGTATTGACCTAGCACACTCCTTGGCTACACCGTCCGCAATCATATCGTGGTAGAGGGCATCACATTGTTGGGCGACTTCTTTGAATCTCTTTTTATACTCATCACAAAACTTGGGATCAAGTGTGTCAATAGACTTCTGCCTATTCTTGGGGTGAGGTGCTCGAAGTTCCGGGATATTTATCTTCAGAGGAACTTCATTGGGACCAGCGTACCTCCGGGAGACCTGCTGGAAACAGAAGCTCCGGTGCCGCAATATCTGCGTAGCGATGTCCAGTGTGGTCGTAATTTCAAGCGTCATAAAAGCGTGCTCGAAGATAGACCAGTGTTTGTTCCGAATACAATACGAGATAAGTCCAGCAATACTTGGATTGTCTTGGTTCTTGGGGTTGCTTACTCTTGCAATGTACGCAATCATATTCTCTGGCTCTGCGGAGCGGTCGGCTAGATTGACAATAGGTAGGTCTAAAGATTCGGTCATTTTAGTAAGCCCCCCGCTTTGCTTGCTCTTCCTCACAGATGTTGCCGCAGTGTGCATACCCTGCTATGTCCACCCAGTTATCCCTCTTATGCTGGTGGGTCTGCCGGGAAAGTTTTATACATATCTGGAATGCTGCAACCTCCCATGGTTCAAACTTTACTCCTTTCAAAGCCGTCCACATTTGAGCAGTTCGGGAAAAGTCTTGATCCGGTGGACCATACTGATTTTGACGGTCTCCCGCTGTTAGTCTCGATGCCTCCAACAAGACACTATCTTCATTTACCACTGAAGGTGTCTCCGCGTATCCGGGGTCACCAAGGATCTCAAGCCCCAACCACTCAGCAACAGCTTTCTCTGCCCGGGCACCAGTGCTCTCTCGCCACCCGTCCAGCAAGTAGATTGCATCACACCCCATCAAGGCGTGTAGGTCATCCCACACAATATTCGCGATGTCCCCGACTTCGGGGGGGACTACTGCCCAATCTTGATCACAGTGGTCAAAAGGATTGTAGCCACGTTCCCTCTCGATGCGAGCGGGGTTCACAACCTTCCATCCTTCCTTTTCCAATTCAGCTTCGGCTTTGAAGAAAGCGGGGAAGTTGTACCATTGTATTTTCCTCATTGGTCCCGCTATGTAAATCTCACGGGCTGGATTCCACGTTGAAACGCTTGTCATAGGTGTTTTCCGTCTCATAGTTGTTGTCCCCGTATCTTAGTGCCGGTTTGGTCTATTTGAATTGATCGTTCATCTCTCAGTTTCCGTACTCCAAACTGATAGTCTTGAGGTAGATCGAGGATCTCAAAGCAATCCCCCTCAGTAAAACATTTTAGGAAAGAAGCTACTGCGGTCTCCACTCCCAGATTACGTCGGCGCTGTGGGCGACGTGAGTTGAGTCCGTAGTCATCCCATAGAAGAACTCCACCGTCTTTAATGTGTGGCCAAACAAGGACAGTGTCTTCCAATACAAAAGGTGCGTAATGATCTCCGTCAATGTACACAAAGTCGAATGGTCCGTCTTTCTTTACCTTCTTAGTTCTTCTTAGGTATTGGGAAGAGTACTGCCGTCGCAGTTTTACTTGTGAGAACTCTGCTATACGATCAATGGCTTGCTGCATGATCATATTCATGTTCTCTTGGTCACGTTTCGCCATGGGTAGCCATGGGTCCACTCCTACGCACGAAGAGTCAGGATGGGTAGCGATGTTCTCAGCAACCCAAGCAAGCGAATCCCCTTGGAAAACGCCCAACTCCAGATAACTAAAGGGGCGATCCTTAAATGTGGGTGCCAGCCATTGAAAGTTCTCTCTACCTCCTCTTCGTTTGAACCAATTAGCCATTAGGAAAGTTCCTCTCTCATCTGTTTGAATGCTTGTTTTTGCAACTGGGCTATACGGGAACGTGAAAGACCAAGCTGTTCAGCCGTGGTCTCTTGTCTTTGTCTATCCATAAATGCTTGCACGACCTTCTGGCTATTCTCAGGTAACCTACTAATAGCCACTGCGAGGTCATACGATAGAAAAGGGCAGCGAGGAGTAGGTGCTACTAAGCGTTCTACCCAATCAACACCTTCATCTTCAGCATGTGAGAAACTACAGAGAACTAGCTGCGGTCCTTTATTACTTTGGGCACGGAGCCGGGACAGGCATGTTGTAGTAACCGCCCTTACGAATGTGGTCCACTTCCCTCGTGACTCGTCGTATCGGTGATGCTCGTGGAGTAGTAATTGATAAGTCTCTTGAACGATATCCTCGAAAGTGTAGCTTAGAAGGAGATCTTTGCCTAGAGAATGAATTAGTTTTTTTACTATTCCCTCTGTCTTACTAAGTTCGAGGGTCAGCACCCGAATGTTTCCTTGAAATGTTCTAAGGCTCTTTGTTCACAAAGAGCCACAAGATCTGGCGGGTCTTCTTCTTTGTGCATGATGATGCAGTCCAAGCAAATACCAAAAGCATTGTACAGTAAAAGCTCATCAGCTTCTGCAATATCGTCAATGTTAACTGCATCACCGCAGGTAGGGCAAAGTCCTTCTAGGGCTAATAACACAGAGTGGCCTAGTCCCTTATTACGGAGTTTTTTAATTTGGTCTGAATTTAGTTCCATTGTTTCCTCGTCTTTTTTTTTGAGTACTTCCTAACCAATATAGCATAAGCTTGCTAAGTTACAACCTTAGGTCAGATATTATTTTATCTACGCATTGCTTGACCGTCTTGTCAGTCGTGTCAACTTTTGAGTCGTAATGACTTGGCACCTCGAATGCGCTGTCCACACCTGTGAAGTCCTTTATTTCTCCTGCCGCTGCCTTCGCATATAGTCCCTTAGGATCTCTGCGCTGACACTCGTCAATGGGTGTACTTAGATACACTACCCGAAGGTCGTTCTCGGACAGTATTGCTCTTACCATTTCACGGGTCTTCTCAAAGGGGGTTATGATAGAGCAAAGGACAGTGCAAACGTTTGCGTCTGCTATCTTTGCTATTCCCGCTGCCCTACGTGATTGCTCGTTTCGGGATTCTGCGTCGAACCCCAAGTCATTGCAAAGACCTTTCCTCAGATCATCTCCGTCTACTAAGAATGCTCGGGGCAGCACTTTAGCTAACTCTTTTGCTAAAGTACTCTTCCCAGAACCAGACAAGCCTGTAAGCCAAATAACCATACTCAATCTCCAAATTTGTAATTGTAGGTCTGAATGTCGCTATTGTAGATCTTAGCAACCTTCTCCTGAGAGCTACTGTCATAGTACTCGGTATACCTAGCATGGTCACTCACATTTCGACGTAAAAGAGGGACACCACCAGTTTCAATGTGAGAACACACCTCGGCAAAGTCTTCCTTTATATTCTCGAATCGACAGACTTTGTCTATACGAGGGTCGCTCCAGTATACCTGAGGAAGAAAGTGGGGGACAATCTTTGTCCACTGTGCTATCAACTCAGGGCTTATGCTTTCACAAAAACCAGCGAAAGTCTTAAAAGGTGATAAAGTGCGTTGCATAGCTTTATCATTAGGGAACCCCCTACCGCCTGATTTGAAATAGGTGTAAGCCGACACCAACCTGTCCCAAGGGTTACGAACTACTGAAAACACAAAATAACTTTCCGGGGTACGCCTACGCATATCTTGGAAACGTCGGTGACCTCCAATACGAAGTCCTAGTGAAGTGCAAATAGCTACCCCTGCGGTCTTAGGGACATGCACGAACGTGGTTTTTAATCTATGATTAACTACTGACATTTTACAATTCCTTCCGTTGAATTTTGGCAACTAAGCACTAAGTTAGTGCGTACTAAGTAAAGGAGATAGTACTTATGGATTTCATCGAAATCGCTTTTGCGTGCAGCGCAGGTATGCACATGATCACGCTTTGTAAGCTACACTTACATCGCAAAGAAGTCAAGTCCTATTCTGAAAGGGTGGGAAAATTACTGCAAATGCTCAGAGCATTAAAGGATCGACCTGACGAAAGAAAGAAGGTGCTGTCTTGGCAGGACAAGCTCAACGACCGATTGAAGTGAGCCTCGCGCATATATACGTGTGCGTCCACGCGCGCTCTCGTGTATGTGCGCTCAAGCTCGCGCACGCGCCTGCAATTTTAACTCTATTTATTTAATAATAGTACTATACTACGTATAGTACCACCACCAAACAAATCGACTCAAAATTGACTCCTCTCTTTACTACGTAAAGAGAGTCGTATGAAACCGACTTTGTATAATACAAGAAAATTTGGAACTAGCCCCCTACGGGGGCTTTTTTCCCCAATGAAATTTTGCTACAATTTTGTCACGTTTCGGTGTTTCGCTTCGCTCAACTTCTCCGTTCGCTCCGCTCACTCCGCGCCTTCGGCTTGGCGTGGCTCGGTTCCTCGCCACCCGCCTCGGGGTTTCACCCCATCAGAGAACATCACCAGAACTCTTCTTCCGATGATTTCTTTTGCCTCACCCCTTCCCCCAACCCCCTTCCCCAATTTTTCCAAAAGGTGTTGTAAAATTCTGGAAGTGGTATAAGTTACTCTCGTTATCGGTATCATCATCAAAACAGGAAAACGAAATGGCTCGCCCAAATCAACTAAAAAATGGAACCCGCGTCAGCGTCTGGTTGGAAGAAACTGAGTACGACGCTTACCGTGAGATCTGCCATGAGATTGGCATCCCCTTCAATGCGTGGGTCCGCATGACACTTCGCACCGCTTCAGGGTGGCGACCTGCCCCCGCTCCAAAGGCGTTTGGATCTCTTCATGTGGGACCAGCATGAAAGCGAAGCTGGATAAAGATGGTCACCTCTTCATCGAGCGTAGAGGGGTCTTGAAACAACAAGATTGTCGCTTTTCTTCAAGCTGGTTCAGAGCGAAGAAGGGTTTCAACTCTGGTAAGATGACCCCTGTAGGTCTCCCCTGCACAGACCACTGTCCCCTGATGGGTGAGCCAGTTGAGCAGGATGACGGGACAGTTCTCCTACAGCTATGTCATGGGCGTACCCTTCTCTTGGAGGAGCTAGAAGACATCCGAGAAGCAGGCGAACCGACACCTCCCTTGGCACCACTCCCCCACGCTAAATTGATGCCAGTAGAATGAGCCATCCAACAGACATTGCAGCGACTATAGGGGAGGCACAGCACTTGATCATGGATAAAGAAGCGAGTACATTGGGAACCCCTCAACAGCACGTAAAGGGGTTTGTTACTGTGCGGTACGTGCAGAGGTTTTCTCCCGAGCAGATGGAGACAAAGGTGTCAAAAAATAAAGTAACAGTCTTGTGCGGCGGGCACGCTTTCCGCACCATGAAGACGCTTGCTGAGATGTCGGCAAGCCAGACCAGTTATGAATTCATTGGAGATCCAGATGCAGACGAAGCTTAGGGTACCTACTCGGTCACGTTCTGTGACTATTGTCCTAGTGGACGCACGGGGTGTTCCATCGAAGAAGATCTTCCGAGCAAAGATGCAGTTCCCTCTCCCCCTCTGCAAAGAGGGACAGAGGGCGCGGTTCCCTATTCCTGAGTTCAAGAAAGCCCCCGAAGGGGTGGTATGTGACGTTGAGCCTACTGCTCTTACTATTGTTTTCCCATTTGTTGACCCCGTAGACGCCCAGCATGTAACCACAAAAAAGATTTTGTCAATGGATGAGATCGCAACCTTGTTTCAAAAGTTTGAACCCAGACTCAAAGAGGTAACTAATGATTATTGAAGACGCTCCTTTTTCAGAACAGAAGTACTCCTCAGACTTTATCGCTCCTGAGGTGTTCTCTCAGTTTGTGGATAGAGGACCACTCCCCTCCAGTATCATCCACCCTTTCGAGGATGACTACATTAAGCTATCCTCTGAGCCGGGGAATAACGGAGGATTGTTCGTGACTTGTCATGCGGTTGTACGTAATTCTGCTGATGGTCCTAAGTGGTTCATTACGGAAGAGCATAAGGGTATCGTTTGTATCCTTGTCCGTAGCCAACATCAAGAGTTGGTTGAAAATAATATGGAGGTATCCGCTGTTCGTATTATTGGGAAGACCCGCTCTGGTAAGAGTGTACTCTGTGAGGCAGTAGCATGATCGAAGACGCATACCAAGAACAGTACATCACCATACAGGTATATAGCCTACTACCTTGTATGCCGCTTACTATTACGAAGATCCCCTATTTTGAAGAGGCCGCCGATTGGTCCGAATCTAAGATAGATGTCAACCTTGAGTGCAAACGTTTGCAAGAACTAGGAGTAGTCTTTTATCGGGATGACCAGATTGGAACCCCCGCTATAGACGTTGAGCCTCACGAAGATTTTGACGCATTCTACTCTCACTTTGTAATAGACGCAGACACATTGGAACTAGAGAAGACTTTCGTAGAAGATCGGCCTTGTCGCGTTCACTGGAAACACAATGGCGTTGTACGCCGCGATTTCTCCGATTGATTAAAGGAAGAATTATGGAACCAGTTTGTAATAAGTGCGGGTGGGCTGGAACGCCCTTGGAAGAACACGGCAAACTCATTCTTTGTGACCGTTGCGCCCCTACCCCCTCCCCAGAAAAGATAAAGAAGAAGATGCTTACATTCTCTGTTAAACGCAGGGAAGATCAACGTAAGATTTTTGCTAAGAGAGCAAATCCTGAGGGGTACTTGGAAGAGCTAAGTGCGGACAAGCCAGAGTTCTTCAAGGCTCTGGAGGAGTACCGTGCGGGGAACTTCACTCTTGTTGACGGGGGGTACGACAACTTTCTAGCGTATGTGACAGACCGCGTATACCACGGTATGTACGAGATCCCCGATTGGATGGAGAAGAAATTTAGAGACCGTTGTAGTTACTACTGCGAGCAGCGAGCAAGTGGGCATGATCTTGTCCAATTCGAGCGAGCAGGTGTCGCGGTAGATGAGGCCATTTTCATGTGTCAGGAAATAAGGAGTAACCTCAACGAGAAGAATAAAGAGATGCTCTCCAGCATAGCCAACCAATACAAGAAGCGCGGTTGGATTTCGCCAAAGCAGCTTAATATGTTGAGAGTCATAAGGGAAAAGGGGATAGAGAGCTAATGAAAGACTTCCGAAAAAAATCAACCGAAGACGAAGTTGACGTTGTCTCTGCTGAGTTAGTCCCTTCCGACACCCCTGACGAACGTGATCTTATCACCAAGACACCTCGCACCCTGCCTACAAAGCATGAGCGGGAAGACCGTATGGCTAAAGTTTGGGAGATGAGACTTCGTGGAGTTTCCACTAGTAACATTGCTGCTGCACTTAACATAGAGAAGAAATCTGTCTACAGTGATCTAAAGGCATTGGGCCGGAGGTTTCGGGAAGACATACTACACACCGATCCTCTTACTATGGTAGCCGAGAATCTCCAGTGGTTAGAGGAGCTAGAACGGGTAGCATTATTTGAAGTAGCTCGCTCGGACAAGTCAAAGAGTGTTCAGGAGGTAGTTACTCAGGAAGGCAAAGTGGAGAAGGTTGTAATAGACCTTCCTGACACGGGATCTAAGTCTCGTTTCTACCAAGCTGCCCTAAAGGCACGAGAGATGCGACTTGATCTACTTTTCAAAACAGGGGTAATCCCCAAGAACCCTGAAGAACTATTCAAAGGTCTCGAACGGTTCCAAGAGAAGAGTGAAGATATAGAAGCAACCGCAGAGCGGTCAGAAGAAGACATCAAGGAATCAATTGATAATCTCTTGAAGTACGGGAACAAAATGTAAATTAGAGGAATGTATGATAGATAGGTTAGATAAATCTCAACTTGCAGTAGCAGAGAAGTTACTACAAGTTAGGCATAAGCGAGTAGACTTCGCGAAGAACCACCACCGGAACACTCGTAATCAGAAGATGAATTTCGACAAATGTGATCACCTACTATCACTTTACAATACTCTCTCTCGAAAGGTGGTCATCAAAGGTTCGACGCAGAGCTTCAAGACTGAGTGGGCTATTGTAGATCTCTTCTCGCAGGCAGCTTGTGGCCTGAGTATCTTCTATGTTCTGCCGAAGCACGATCACAAGACATCGTATGTCCAGAACCGCATAGACAAGTGTATTCAGCAGGTACCTGAGTACAAGAAGTACTTGTCTTCAGGGTTTTTCGATAACACGACCATGAAGAACTTTGGCAAGGGCGTCATCAAGTTTGTTGGATCAAACGTCCGTTCTGATTTCCGAGAGTTCCCAGCGGACGTTTTGACAGTAGACGAGTATGACGAATGTACTCTTAGTAACATAAGTTACGCCAAGGACCGTGTTGGAGCTAGTCCATACCAGATACTTAGGTTAATAGCTAACCCTACCGCACAGGGGGTGGGTATCGAAGAGGAGTACTCGCTCTCGGATAGAAGAGAATGGTTTGTCGAATGTAGTTGCGGGGAGTGGAACCCTCTCGATTGGTTCAAGGTAATTGTGACTCCAATATTGGACAATGATGGCGTACCTGTTGACTATGAACTGATGGATAAAGATTGGAAGCTGGGTAAGAAGCTTTACCCCATTTGCCCTCATTGTGGAAACCCTTTTGAAAGATTCGGGAAAGGCCAATGGTAACCACAGAATACCGATAGCGGTTTTGAGGGGTATCACATCTCTCGCTTACAGTCTAAACTAAGTTCACTTTCTGAGTTATACCTAGACTTCAGAAACTCAGTTGGAGACACTGAGTTAATGAAGCATTTTTGGACATCCGTCCTTGGACATGGTTACTCTGGTTGGGGAATCAAGGTAACCAAGGAACTCCTTGAGAGGTGTACAGACGATTACGTGATGTACTCTCGGAAAGGTGGAGAGTACTATTGCGTTGAGGGGGATTTCCACCCCGGTCCTTGCTCCATGGGGATTGACGTGGGTAAAGTATTCGATGTCCGGGTATCCCAGATGATGCCAGATGGTGGTAGAAAGATGGTGTTCGTTGGTAAGATCCCATCCAAGGAAGATCTTATCAGTATTGGAGTACGTTATAATGTAAAGTTTGCGGTGATTGATTCTATGCCTGAAGCAAAGATCGCACAAGAGTTTCAATCAGAAGCACCTTTTGCAGTATACATGAACAGGTATGGATCAGATGGACTCGACCGTCTTATGAAAGTAGATAAGAAACAACACTTCATTACTTGTGACCGAACTACTATCTTAGATAAGACATTTTCTGACCTAAAGGCGGGTCTCAACATCCTACCAAGAAACTTTGCTAGCCTACTTGGAGGCGAATACCTTCAAGAGATGTTATTTTCGGTACGTGAAAGTGTTACAGACAATAACGGCAATACCAAATTTATCTGGACAAAAGGTAAGGATCATCATAGGCACGCAGATGTTTATGATTTCCTTGCTGCACGGTTGGCTTCTACATCTTCCGTGCCCATTAACATTTCAATAGTCTGAGGGTATTATGGAACAAGCAGATAGCACACCTACTGTCAAGGCTTATATAATCAATGATGAAGTTGTGTCTGCGGAGGATCTCATTAACCCCGGCTCCTCTTTTTATCAGATGTATCGGAAATCAATGCCGGGGAGTAATCAGGAAACATCTAAAGATCCAACTGCGGAACAAATATCTGATACTGATATTGTTGAGCCTCGGTACGACACTGACATGCTAACGCTTCTTCTTGAGGCAGAGCCAGTTCATTTCAGGTGCGTTTCAGCAAAGACAACCGACTCGGTAAAGAGGCAGTATCACATTGTTGGGCAAGGGGAGGAGCAGCCTGACGAAGTGGAAGCTAAATTACTCAAGACTTTCCTAATGACATGTAATGATATAGACGGTTTTGAGGGAACACTAGAGAAGGCATCGCTAGATCGAGAGAGTGTCGGATACTGTGCTATTGAGGTGGTACGTTCTCTTGATAAAAAGATTCGACATGTCTATCATTTACCTGCAAACCGCATCCGAGCGTTGAAGGGATTCCGAGGGTACGTTGAGTCAACTCCATCGGGGAAGAAAACTTTCTACTTACCGTTTGGTCAAAAGCTTCTGAGTCCCTCTCGTAAGAACTTAAGAGGAGAATCAGAGTTTTACGACCCCTTGTTAGACGGGGACATATCAAAGGCTGATTGGAACATACGTTCGCGAAGAGATCTATCACCAGAGAAGGATATTGCGTCGTCTGCGAATGAGATTTTGTTTATACCGAAGTTTCATCCACGGTCTATGTATTATGGTCTTCCAGATATTATCCCAGCAGTGGGATCAGTTATAGCTAATATAAACATACGCGATTTCTTTTTACAGTTCTTCGAGAACAACACAGTTCCTCAATACGCGATTATCCTCAAGGGAGCGGAATTGACAGATGAAGTTAAGCAGACTATACAGCAATTCTTCTCCCGTGAAGTTAAGGGTTCAGCACACAAGACTCTAGTCATCCCGATCCCCTCCTCAATGTCTGATAATGTGGAGGTAGTCTTTGAACGATTATCCTCTGATACAAAGGAAGGTTCTTTTCAAGAGACTCGGAAAAACAATTGGAATGAAATTGTCATTGCTCACGGTGTTCCTCCAGCAGTTGTAGGTATGGTAGATACCGCCAACCTCGGTTCTGGTAAGGGAGATGCGCAAGCTAAGGTCTACAAGAATCGTGTTGTTGACCCGCTCCGCCTCGGGTGGGAACGTATTTTGGCCAAGCTGTTTTGTAAGGGTCTAGGGATCACAAAAACATTCCTTGAGTTCGAGTCTATAGATGTGGAGGACCGGGACGCTGAAAGTGAACGCCTCGTTCGTTACACCTCCAGTGGCACACTTAGTCTTAATGAGGCCCGAAAGCAGCTAGGGAAAGCACCTGTCCCCGGAGGGGATCGGTTGTTTATTCAAGTTCAATCTGGTTTAGTTTATGTAGATGAATTGCCGAACCTAACAAGCATTCCCCCCGAGGGTGATATATAAAAGTTTGCAAACGTTTGCAAGATAGGAGATAATATGACAGTTTTCAAATTCAAAGGATGCCTACAGAAGTCTGAAGGGTCTTCTTCTATTGTTAAGGGGTTCGCCTCTATGAACTCACCTGACCGGGAAGAGGATCTTATCCCTCCTGAGGCTTTTAACATCCCCCAGTTTATGGCTAATCCGCAGCTAATGATTAACCATGACTTCACTTATGATGAGAAAGGTAATCAGAGAACAGTCGGTAAGATCATTTTTGCGGCTGTTGCTAAAGTGAATGACGCTGGGAAAGAGTGGGATGTTATTGAACTAGCTACCGGAGAAAAGGTGGACACACTCAGTAAGGACAGACTTCCTGAAGGGGTATCTGGAATGAGAGGTCTTTTTGTCCGAGCTTCTGTTGAATACCCTGACGCGCAAGAAATGGTTCAGTCAGGCGAACTTAACTCTTTCTCATGGCGGGGGATTGTCCGTGCGGCTACTGTAGTCGTGAACGGTGTGAAAAGAGTAATCGCATCAGCAATTGATCTCATGGAAGTTTCTTTAGTTCATATACCTGCTAACTACAATGCCACATTTGAGATGGCTAAAAGTTTTGAGAAAGGTTTCGGGGATGAGACAACTAAGAACCTTATGGCAAGTGATGAGGATACACCTCTATCTATTGTTTCTGTTAGGTTCAGTTCAGATGTCTTCTCCGAAGAGTCAGCAAAAGAGTGGCTTGAAAGTAACGGTTTTGAATTATCCGCGTTATCAAGTGAAGGTGACGAGTTACATTACCGTGTGTCAGATCAAGAGTATGACGTTCTGGATACATTAAGTTTTCAGTACGGCAAAGGTATACAAGTATTGGTAGCGAAAGAAAAATCGTATGTAGAGTCAAGAAAGACACAGAAAGATGTGTCAGACCAATTGACAAATTTACTTAAAAACACTTTTACACCAAGGAGAAGTGAAATGAAGATCAAGTTCACTGATGACAACTGGGCAGAACTTCAGGGTCTCTTCAAGAATCTCGCTAGTACTGAGGAGAGTTTTGAAAACATCCCCGAAGAGGGTTCCCACATTTATGAAGTCCTCAAGCAACTTTCTGATTTCTTCACTACCCCCGCTGACGATGAGTTCAACGACCTCGTCAAATCCCTCTCTTCAGAAGTCACTAAGTCGCTTGACCCCGTTCTCCAGACTGTAGTTGACTCGGTTCAAGCTCTAGTTGAAACCCTCAGTAAGAGTACTACTTCTCCCGAAGAAGCTGAAGTTACTATTTCTGAAGAGGATACGGCTGAAGAGGATACGGCTGAAGAGGCCGAAGAGCCAGCGGCGCAGCAGGTAGACGAAGAAACTAAGAGTGCTCCACGAGTCGAGACTAAACAGGCACAGCTTGTTCAAGCGTTGGCTGGCCTCTTCACTCGTCTGGAGAAAGCAGAGGGCGACGTTGAGACTCTCTCCAAGTCGGTGGCTTCCCCCTCCGCACGAGAGCTTGGCGAAGGCGCAGCTAAAGATACTAACCCCAACTCGGTCTTCCCAGAGGGTTGGCCTTTTACTTCCTAATAGGAGATATAAGAATGAACATCGACCCACAGCAACTCCTGTCGAAGACCATTAACGAAACCAACCTGCCGAATTCGGTCCTCAACCGTAAGCAGGCAGATCGTTTTATTGATCTCGTTATTGACCACTCGATCCTGTTGAAGAACATTCGTACCCGCAAGGTTGACCATGCCAAGGGTGAGATCAACAAGTTGAACCTTGGTGCAATTGTCACCGAAGGTGCAAACGTTGGTTTGACGAGTGTCTCCATCCGTACCCCGTCCGAATCTAAGGTTGAGTACGACACGGTCAAGTACCGTTCCGCATTCGATTTGGTTACGGACTTCGTTGAGGATAACATTGAAGGTGGCGGTATCCGCGACACCCTCCTCAATATGTTCTCGAAGCGTATTGCCATTGACTTGGAACTCGCCGCCATCGAAGGTGATACCTCGCTGACAACCGGTGATGCCCAGACGGACTCCAACAACCTGCTTGGTGCCAACGACGGCTTCCTCAAGATCTTTGACGATGATGTCCCGGCAGCTAACAAGCTCGACGCTAATAACACCGCTTCATCGAAGAAGCTGTTCCACGACGCGAAGCGTAAGATCCCGATCCGTTTCCGTGTTGCTCAACCTGACTACCGTTGGTTGGTCTCTCCGAGCGTCCACGATAAGTGGGAACTCGATACCAGTGGTCGTGCTACCGATGCGGGTGACGCTGCCCTCTTCGGCGCAGTTATGAGTCGTCCCTATGGTATTCCTCTGTTCGAGGTTCCCCTCATGCCCGACGACTTGACCATTGGTACGGTCGCCACCGACGGCACTAAGATCCCATTGACTCCGCTTGACAACCTTATCTGGTTCATTCAGCGTGACATCACCATTGAGTGGGATCGCCAGCCCCGCAGCGACAGTTGGGAAGTGACTATTCACACCCGCTGTGACGTTGAGGTCGAAGACGCGAACATGGTTGTTCTCGTCTCGAACGTTTCGGAGAGTGGTTCCGACTATGCCTAATCCTCTTGGATAAGGCTTGAATGATTGCCCCCACTAGGCTCACCCCTAGTGGGGGTTTTCTTTTGCAAACGTTTGCAGAGGCGACAAGGCTCAAGTAAGGAGTACGACAATGAAAAAATTATGCATGGTAGTCGGCAAAGGGGGGTATACTACCCCTATCACAAAGCGGCAAGTACAAGAAGGTGTTCCCTTTACCTGCTCAGACGAGGAAGCTGAGAAACTTCTAAATCGAGGATTCTTCTATGAAATACACGACGTTCCCTCTACGGGGATTCACGGACTCCAACTTACTACTAAAAGTTACACGCTTTCTCTACCGTCTGATTGGTCAGGCATGACTATTCTCATTGAGGTTCCCGGGGGCATTGGAGACGCTCTTATTGCTGCTAGTGTTGCAAGGTACTTAAAGCAGAGATCCTGCGTTGTGGCTATGAAGCCAAGTCCTGCTGCGGTTCCCTTCTTGGAGATGATTGAGGAAATAGACGAGGTCTCACACACTCTACAACGTCATAAATTTAACGTGGTATTAAGCCTCGCTGACTTCTTGAAAGCTGGTCCCCAGACAGTATATGATGGCTGCTTCTATTATAGGGCTTTCCAGTTTATTAGGATAAGTAACCCGGTATTGCGACTTCCTACGATTGACCGGGTGACACTATCCCCTACCACTAGAGCGTTGTTACCAGAGAAGAAACCTCTCATTGTGTTCCACACAGACGCCTCCGCTTCCCACAGGCGTTGGTTCGATGCTAATTGGAAGACCTTATTTAAGAAACTGGGCGCAAATTTTAATAAGGTCGTACTTGGTAAGGGAGACTTTAATAAGAGGTTTGGGTCAGATATTATTGACGCATCTTCACTAGGAGTTGATCAACAGGTAGCACTATGTCAAGCAGCGGACCTTGCAGTCTGTGTGGACTCATGTTTTCTACATGTAAACGGTATATCAGGCACACCGACAGTGGGGCTATTTGGACCATCTCGACAGAATAACTGTGCTAGGTTGTATCCTACGGTCACCGCAGTCCAATCAGAATGTCCGTGTGGTACTGTCTACTTACAGTCTAAGAATTGCAGAAATGGGTTGGCCTGTCAGAAGAATCTCTCTGTTGAAATGGTGTACAGAGCCATTTCTTCCATGCTGGGAATAGCGCCTCCCTGCATCACAACAGACACCACGCCCGTCACCACTGGCGGCATTGATGATCTACTAAGATACCAGAGACTGTTGATAGCCTTCCCACATTACTTGAAGGGTGGTGGTGAAGTGGCTACCCTTGAAGTCGCCCGCCAGTTAAAAGGGTACTTCGATCTTGAGGTAGTTGCATTCAACAATCATCGGGTACGGAATCAAGAGACAATCAAGCATGAGTTAGTGTCTGAGTTTGACGCGACTATCCTTGAGGATAATCACATTGACCCTGACTATCTAGCTTCTTTTGACTGCGTCCTTTTCTATGGATTGAACGAATCTTTGTGTATTGCTCTTCGATCATTGAAGAGAAGACCTGTCACCATGCGGGTAGTTCACACATCATACCCAGTTGAAGGGAAGGAGTTCACTGAAAATTGGCGGGCAGTAATAGACAAGACTTTATGCGTGAATCCTAGTATATGTGAACAGATTCCCGGGTCTTCTCCAGTATCTAATCCAATTACACTATCCAAGATAGAAGGCAATAAGCATAAATTCTTTTCAGGGGACCGACCTATACTTGGGTTTGTTGGTAGGTTTGACAGTAACAAACGAATAGCATGGCTTGTACGGGCTATGAGAGACATTGATGCTAACCTCGTAATACAAGGACTCGACAGCGATAGCCTTACTCGCGAGACCCTACAGAGGATAGCCTATGAGAGCGGATGTTCTGAGAAAGTAGTGTTCCTTGATGCATCCGATAACGTAGGGACAGTTCTCCGCTCATGTGATGCTTTATGTCTGTTATCAGAAGCAGAGGCTTTGCCAATGGTTGTTCTTGAAGCCGGTTGGGTAGGTACCCCTGTTATCGCGACGAAGGTTGGCGCACTACCTTCATTATTCTCTAAAGAATTGACTTTCGTGAAGTTCACAGGTAATGGGCAGGATTGTAAGACTTCCTTGAAACGTATCGTAGCAAGGATGAAGAAAGGTGATTTTCCTGTACCCGGAAGAGTCTCTGCGATGCAGAAGAAGGTACAAAGGATGTGTTCCCCTGAAACAGTCGGAGCAGTATATTGTAAAGAACTCCGTAAGCTCTTCGCCAACTCTTTGAGTTTACCTCCTACAATCTCTTTATCTAGGGAACAGGGGATCGGGGACGTAATAATGGCTACTGCGGTGTTGCATAAGATCAAGGAGTCAGTAAACATTCCTATTTCCTTCCATACCTCTCCGGTGATGGCGGATATCATTAGAGCAACATTCCCTGACATCAAAGTTGTGACCGGGAAGGTGGATCGTAAAAAGTACGAGTATATAGATTACAATCTTTGTTGGGAGGAAGGGACGCACATTGTAGAAGGGATGGGGGGTTCTAAAAAGGATGTCCAACTATGGATACCTAAGAGAACGAAGCGTCACCGAGGTAAGGCGCATACTCTAGGTATTGTACCTTACTCAAATGCTGGAGCAAAACTCCGTAGTAAAGAACTCCCTTCTTCTATATTACAAGAGTTTGTTTCCCGACTATCTGAGAAGTTCCGGTGCTTCCAACTAGGTCATGTGAGTGAGAGATTACTCAATGATGTGGAGGATAAGAGGAGTGACTCTGTGGAGGAACTAATTGATAGTTTCTCAAGGATGAGAAGGGTAGTTGCAGTGGAGGGGTTAGCAAACCATATTGGTTACTTGTTACGAAAGCCAGCAATGATCATAGTAGGGGGTAGTTCGTCTGAAGAAGTATCCTCATATGATCTCCATCACCATGTGAAGACTCCTGACCCCTGTAGGTGTTGGGCAAGTATTATGGTAAGAAATGTTGGTAAACCATGTCGGGGTTACCCCCGAGAGGTTCCTTGCATGAAAGCGTTTACTATAGATTTCCTTATGGAAGAGTTCCAAAAATACTACATGTCTAGTGAGTAATTCGTATCTTGCGGGTTACCTCAAGTAGGTAACTAATTATCCCTTAAACTATCTAGGTGGGTTCGATGAGCAATTTTTTGACCGTAAGCGGATTAAAGGCGTTCCGCCCCAGCGGGTCTACTGCTGCTTTAGATTTTAGTAACTGGGCAGACGACTCGTTACAGACGATACTAGATGAAGTGGAAGAGATCTTTGAGGTAGGTACTGGTAACAAGTTCCACTCTTTTTCAGATACGGTTTATGTCAGTGGAGTCCACCAAGCCTTCCTATTCTTACCGCAGCATGGCGGCTATCGGTATCCTATCGTGTCTATCACATCCGTTGAGGAAGTAGACCTAACTGGCGCAGTGCTTACTACATATATTGAGAACACAGACTTCATTGCTCATGGGCATTACCTCTACACTGATGTAGCTTTTCCAGACACAATACGTGCATCTGTATCTAAAAATAGCTACTGGCCCCGTGGGCACAGAAACATCAAAGTAGTCGGTACATTTGGTATGGTAAGTACTCCCGCAGTTGTGTCACGAGCAGGCTATACCCTTGCTGTTGTCAACACCCTTGGCCTCTCAAAGTCTGGTCTATTGAAGAGCACCGATCTTGTCAAGGAACAAGAGAAGTGGGACGACTATGAAGTCAAGTACCAGAGCGAGGGGTCAGCAGTCCGCTCTGACATGGCGACTCCTAGTATTACGGGTTACGTAGAGATTGATAGGATACTTGGGCGTTATGTGAATTACAGTGATCTGTTCATGTCAACAGATAATTCTGTACACCTTTCTCGCATGAGCGAGTACGATAACTTACGAGCACAGTAGTGCAAACGTTTGCAAGGAGGGTAAGATGACTAATACTATGTTCAAAATGGTACCTCTGTTTATTTTCCTCACAGGCTGCATGTCGGTTGTACATAAACCTAGTGGGTTGGAGGTAAAACGCTACGGATTACGGAATGAAGTCACCATAACAGAGACAGATGCTATGGTCACAATTGTAAACGGTGATCCGGTAATGTCTACTTCTAAGGATATACGAGTAACTGGTGGAGTACATGAGTCTGCATATGCAGAGGTATTCAACCAGATTCGTTCTGCGCTAATGAAAACTACGGCGGGGGTACCCTAATGTCAAGTTTTACTTCACCTCTTGTAGTAGAAGTGTCCGACACTGGAAAGGATAGGCTGGTTGAGCCATTCGATTTTTGGTTAGGAGATGGCGAAGGTAAGGGAATGAAGATAACGGTACCAGCAGGGTTTGAGACAGACTACGCAAGTGTACCAAGAGTATTCCGTTCTCTGCTATCTTGTAAGAAGAGAGCAGCTAAACCGGCAGTGGTACATGATTATCTGTACAAGACGGGGATAGTAAGTAGGAAGACAGCAGATCGAGTATTTCTGCAAGCAATGGAGGTTAACAAGGTTAACTTCTTCAAACGTCACCTATATTATCAAGCTGTAAACTGGTTCGGCTGGTTCGCATGGAGGAGACACCGTGCGAGCAAAAAGTAAAGCAACCACTCACCTACAAGGCAATCAACAATGAATTCACCACAGCCGGCACCCCAGCAAGATCCTCTTGGCCAGAACCTAACAATGGGCCGCTTTGGCTCTGCCCCCCAGTGGGCGGCTAATATAGTCATAGTTTTTGCGTTTCTTGCGTACATGCACATGCAAGACATCCGTGAAGATAAAGTATCAGAGCAGCGGATTAAATCATGCCGCGAAATCCAAGACCGTTCCGTAGATGTAATGGAAAAACTCGCGGCTGCACTTGCAGAGTACCAGCACGACTGTCGAAACATGAATGAGTCTTTTGATCGTCTTGAACGCGCGCTCCAAGATCAGACTCGTGCGCTAGAAGAATTGAGGCGTGCAATGGGAGAGCGGCGGTATGGCGGTGATAAGTAAATCAGAAGAGTTACAACAGGAGAACTGGAACGAATGAGTCTAATGTCAGGGTTCACAACTACAGTTGATCTCATTGAGGTCACGCCAGAGCACTCGGGGTTTGGCACCGTGGCTCTTGTAGAGACGACAGTATCCTCTGGAGTCTCTGCGAGGTTTACAATGCTAGATGGTATGCAGAAGGATTACCCTCAGGGGCGTGGTGCCGAGATTGTGTGGAAAGTGGTTGCCCACGTAGATCTTATTCAAGATAGACTACTTGAACAAACATCTACCTTTAAGATAAAGGACACTGGTTCTGACATAGAGTACCGAGTGTTGAAGGTTAAAGCACAGGTGGACGATATCGGTACACGTCACCACGTATCTTTGGTTGTAATACAGGATCAGTAAACTTGCAACTAACAATAGACATGTCTGACATAGACCGGGTTACACGTCTCGCTATGAGTGCCTTCGGGGTTAAGATAGTAACTAACTGTTTGGTAACAGCAGTAGCAAAGACTATGTACCCAGAATCAATTAGTATCCTTAGGAAAAATGACAATATAAACCGAGGGACTTTGTTGAATAGTGTTCGAGTCCGACCAAGGTCTACGACTAGTCCCGAGGTTCAGTTTGGCTCCTTCGGGGTAAAGTACGCTCTCGCTATGGAAGAAGGAGGTAAACCACACACTCCACCGTTTGCCCCAATCTACCAGTGGGTAGTCGAAAAGATAGATCCCGATAATCCTATAGCTTTTACAAGAGCAGTCATAAAAACAATTCAAGTACAAGGGACACGCGCATACCCTTTTATTCTACCTGCGGTGTCTTCTAAACGCGCGGAGATGAAGCAGGTCTTTCTTGCCTGCCTCTTAAAGGAACTAAGGAGAAAAAGTAAATGAAGTTATTTTGGAAGGCAATCCATGATAGCCTCGTAGCAAACGCCACATTGGTTTCGTTGTGTGACTACCAAGTGAGTCCTCCGAAACCTACTATAACTCGGGCAGATTTCCAGACCTCTGACTACAGTAGAGGGATATATTTTCAAGAGACTCCGGGGAGTCCATATCTATTTGGGTCTGACAGTGTCCAGCTTCAGGAATGGGTAGTAGATTTCAATATTGTCGCCCCCACACTAGAAGAGATGTCGGACATAGTCACAGAGTTTATTAGTTTGTTTGATCAATCACCCAACTCATTTAGTTACTGGAATTTCTCAAATGATGATATATATGTGCAGTCCGCAACTATAATAGATATAGTAGGCGGGAAACACAATGATGAAAGGAACGTCTGGCACTGTGTCTACTCAGTAAGAGTAAAATGGTCATACTGTTGACCACGAATCTTGCAAACGTTTGCAATTTATAAAAACCTTGGAGGTTAAAAAATGGGAACTTGTACAAATGTTGTAGTCGGTTCCGCTACTCTTTCTGTAGGCGGTAGTGATGTTGGGTTCACCAAGGATGGCATTCGTGTTCGGATTACTCGCGAGTACACAGATGTCCAAGCCGACCAGTTCGTTGGTCTGGTGAAGAAGAAGAAAAACCACGAACAGATGTTCGTCGCCACCACTCTTCTTGAACCAACCATCACTAACTTGGAATACGCATGGGACCAAGGAGCAGGAAGCCTTGGTGATTCTACGTCATACGAGCGCGCACTGACTATTGTCGGTCCCGGTCCTAATGGCACAACTCGTACTTTCAGCCTGCCTAAAGCAGTTTCGACTGCCGATGGGGAACTCAACTTTAGCCGTGACGAAGAGTCCGCTCTTGAAGTTGAATTTGAAGTACTAAAGAATTGCACTACTGGCTCGTTCGGCACTGTCTCTGACGCTGCGCCGTAAGTAAGGTAGCCTTTTATAAAGGGTGCCCTCCTAGTGAGGGTACCCTTTTCCACAGGATAAAAAAATATGAGTAAAGAACACACCTTTTGTACGAAGGATACTGAGGAAGCAGCTTTCCTACTATGCCAAGATGGTCTAACATTTGAAGAGGCTGAAAGGCGGGACAAATCTAGCGGTAGGGGGGTATCAATATACTTCCATTTCTCAGGGGCATCTTCTGACGAGATAAATACTCTGAGAAAGAACTATTTCAATCGCAGAACTTCTGTTGAACCTAAAACATTCGCTCAACATTTGAGTGATATCCGCACTATTCTTTTTAGAGCATTAAAGAGTGAAAGGTAAAAAAATGAAAGACCAGACTATTTTGGAACGCACGAAGACAGTTACAACCGCAGCCGGTGACATCGTTATGCGGGAGTTGATCGTAGAAGATGTTCAGTACATCATCTCCGATTTGTACCAACTTTACACAGATCTTGACAGTAAGGTACTTGAGAGTGGCGACGGCATCAAGATCTTTATGACAGCGGTAAAGAATAAGCAGCTATCAAAATGTATCATTAACATGATTGCCCGCTCTGGAAGTTCTAAGTCAAGTGATATCGCTTCTTTGGGGTTTCGAGATACTCTGAAACTTGCAAAGGCTTTCCTACAGGTTAATCCTGTTAAGGAGATGATTGACCTTTTTTTGGAACTAAAAGACGAAGTTCTCGGGGAAAGCAAAAAAGAAGAAGCAAGCGAGGACAAGGAGGAGAGCAGTTAGGTATTGACTCCGTCTTCTGGTTTATTCTAGAGAATTGTCAAGGGTACACACTCTCTTCTCTCAAGAAACTTACTGTGAGACAACTTCAGTCTTTGTACCAATATGTAATTGAGAGGCAAGGACAGAAGAGAGTAGAGGTAGCTACACTAATACGGTTCGCGGTAAACTCAGACAAGGCAGGATTCGACAAAGGCATACGATCTATGTCCCCGTCCTCTCGGAAGAAGGGTAAGTCCAATACCCAAACCGCTGACTCAAAAGACATTTCTAAACTTGGGCTAGGTTATAGCAAATCTGGAGACTAGCAAATGGCGGCTGGCGGACTAGGGACAGCATACTTAATAATCAAGGCGAAGACCACACAAGCCACTAACGCTATCCAATCGTTAGGGAATATGACCAAAAAGGTCACCAAGGCCACCAGTATGGCTTCCATGGCTTCGGTGAGGTCAGTCGCGTCAGTAGCTACCGCAGCAACCAAATCAGTCCGCGCGCTTGGTAATAATGTTAACCAAGTCGGCAGAAACATGAGAACTACAGGGTTAAACGCCGCTTTCGCGGGAGCGGCTTTGACCAAAGCATTCAATAATGTGATGGGGGTTGGAGCTAAGTTTGAGCGCGCCATGGACATGGTGGGCGCGAAGGCTATCCTCAAGGAGACAGATAAAGACTTCCAGATGCTGAAAAAGCGCGCCTTGGAGTTTGCCGAGGCAACGCGCTTTAATGCGGTAGAGACCGCTAAAGCAATGGAGCAGATAACTGTTAAGGGTATTGCCGAGGTAGGTATTGACCCTAAGACGGGGGAGGCATTAAAAGACTTTGAACGTATCGCTTCGACTACGAGATCTGCGCTAGATCTAGCCTCTATTGGTGACATTGATCCAGATGAAGCAGCCGGTCAATTGGGCATGATCGTTAAGACGTTCAATCTTGGTAGCGATGCAGCTAAGAGTGCGGCAGATAATGCCGCCGAGATCCAAGATGTTGTTGACGGAATGGCAGCAGTATCCCAGCAAGCGAGCACCACTATCCCAGAGATTGGAGTGGCTCTGAGTTTCGCAGGTGGGCAAGCAAGTCTGTTGGGCCAACCTCTCTCCCAAATCACTGCCGCTATTGGTGTCATGTCCGACCAAGCTATTAGAGGGTCACGCGCAGGTACGGGTCTCGCTCGTGTATTTACACGTCTATCAGAGACAGATAATACCTCTGTAGCGAAAGGATTGGAGAAGCTGGGGCTAGGGTTCAAGGATGTCGATACTTCTTCTAAGTCTTTGATTGAGATTCTGGAAATTTTGGAAGGAGCAGGGTTTGGTGCTACTAAAGCTATCTCTGAGTTGGAGGCAGCAGGAGTAGACGTAGACGAGATAATGAACGAAATAGCGAACATGGATATAGATCTCAGTCCTGAGCAGACTGTCGAAGTTTTCCGCAAACTTGCAAAAGACTCTGGCATTGAACTTGAAAAAATAGAAGAAGGGCTTTTTAATGTTGCCTCTATGTACGAATTGTTCGGGCAGCGAGGTGGTCCTGCTGCTCTATCACTGATCAAGAACCTTGATAAGATGAAGAAGCTAACGGCTGAAATTGAACAGGCTAAGTTGAACAACCTTGGTGCAAACATGGCTGACCAAGTTGAGGACAATGTTATAGGTGCTCTTCTCCGGTTGCAGTCAAAACTCGCCAGTGTAGCTATCGCTCTATTTGAGTCTGTCAAAGAACCAGTGCGTGATTTTGTTGAGTACCTCGCTACTCAGGTGGACAAGATCTTAGATTTTTTCAAGAGTAACGCGGATATAGGGCAGCTTGTCACTTTCATATTCGCTGGTCTTACCGCAGGGATAACTGCGCTTGGGTTTACAGTGTTGATCCTGTCCGGTCTCTTTTTAGCCTTAGGTGGTATTATCGAGTCAGTGGGTCTCGCCTTTAGTGCGGTGTCGATTCCTTTGGTGGCTCTATTGACCACAGTCGTTGTAGCATTAAGTTCTGCTATCTATAAGCTATTCAGCCGCTTCAACGAGTTCCGAGAAGCTGTATCTCGTTTCCAGCTAGTAGATCGGATAGTAGAAACGTTCTGGTCATTTATTGGTGTTATTAAGGCTTTTGGAAAAGCCTCCGCTGATATAACAGACGCAGCAATAGATTCCTTCCTCAAACTTTTTGAAAATGTACAGTCCGGTGAATTTGGTCCTTTTTCGAGAGCGATTGAAAAGATCAACTCCGCTTTGGGGGAGTGGATAACAACAATCCAGAAAGTTAGTAAACAAGCGCAAAATCTTGTTGGAACTTTCTCAACAGACGTGTGGCACGGGATTCTTCTTATTATCAACACTATCTCGGCAGAACTGGCTGGTATTGGTGAGGTAATCCGCAGTACACTTGATGAGATCTCGGATGAACCCGGGAAGCAGATGAAGTCATTCATTCAGCCTTTGAGATCCTTAATAAAGGGAGCCTCCCTGCTTTTAGCAACAATAATAAAAACCGGGATAACACTTGCCACTCTGAAGATAAATTTTCTGTTCTCTCTAATACAAGGAATCTCTGAGGCACTTAAAGCCCTACCTAAGTATGTGGAAGACAATGCAGCCGAATTCGCACATCTTCAAACTACCTTTGTGGATTTGGCAGACTCACTTAAAGGTCTGTTTGCAGCAGTTGCTAAGTTGATTGGGGGTACGGAAGACCTTCAAGAACAGATGACCGAGAGTTCTTGGGTACAAAAAGTGTCTGGTTTCTTTAAGTTTATCGGCAAACTAGCAGGAGCATTACTGCTGTTCCTTTCGATAGTAGCGGTTGAAGTGGTCGATCTTTTGACCACTGTAGTTAACTTTCTTGCTGATTCAAAAGATAAGATTAAGGATACTTTCAAAACATTATTGAAGCAGATCAAAGGATTATTTAAGGGAGATGATACGTTTGCTGCATTCAAAAAAGATCTAGCTGATCTCAAGGAATTTATTGAGGTCGAGATTGCTGACTCCATAGTTAAT